GAGGTTGACATCCGCGAGGTTGACACGCGCGAGGTCGGCACCCGCGAGGTTGACACCCGCGAGGTCGGCACCCGCGAGGTTGACACCCGCGAGGTAGGCACCCGCGAGGTTGACACCCGCCTTGTACGCCGCCTTCACGGCGAAGCCCAATTTGAGGCTGTAGCTGGCGGTTTCCATCTCGACGCTCAACTCGCACTCGAACATGACGGCTGCCGTGAATCGATTCTTGATCTGAAAGTTCATCGCCTATCCCTGTAACTGCGCTTGCTGCGGCGGTGACGCGCGACCACGGCAGCGCCGATGACGGCGCTGATCAGCCAAAGCGCGAACAAAGCAGCGCCCGCAAGCATCAGCAATTTAAACGTCAACACAAAAACATTCCACATATAACCTCCCTTTAAATGTCGTCCAGTTCGCGGTTGATTTGGCGCTTGATTGCCATCTTCGCGTAGTGGCGCGCGCTACGCTTTTTCGGGACGCCCTTGCCTTTGGCGCCTCCCTTGGCCCCGATGGCCGCCATGTAGGCAGACACCGATTTTGGTACGCCGTCGGATTTCTTCTTTGCCATCACGCCCTCTTCTGTTCAGCCTGCTTTCGGAGCCGGATTTCCTCCCGGTCCACTTGTACATCTTTTGGCGCTTCAATGCCAAGGCTGACTTGACGGCCGCTGACGGAAACCACGCGCACGCGGATGTCGTCGCCGATGACGATGACTTCGCCAGGGCGGCGGGTGAGGATTAGGCTCATATCGTCGGCGCCTCCAGCTGCGCCTTGCGGTGGTCGTAGGCCTGCTTGTAGCGCCCTCGAGCCTCCGCGTTCTTGGTGGATTTGTATGCGACCTCAAAGGTCGTCTTAAGGTCGTCCAGCGTCGTTTGCCGCTTGATCGCCTCAACCTGGCCGTCGTTGACCACACCGCCCGCCGCCCACGCCGCCACGCGCCGGCCCGACTCCTCGTCGATGGGCTGATTGAGCGGGAACATCACGCGGTGCTGCTCTTGGAGTTTGATGGGCTTCGGCATTCCTGGCGCGTCCGCAGTTAAGAGGAACGACGTAGTCAACTCGTAGGGGAGGTTTTTTTCGCATACCGGCATCCACCCATCCAAGCCCACGGTCGACTTTTTCGGCACGATCAGCATCTTGCCGGTCTTCTCATCGCGCACCATGTCGACCTTCTCTTCGGCGCGAAAGCACAGAATCAAGTGCGCGCGGATCTGCAGCATGCGCTGGACCATTTTCTTGTGATCCATCTTGGGGCGGATCCACGCGGCCATTTTCACAGCCTCGCGTTTCTTGTAGTCCTCGCCGCCCATGCGGTCGAGTTCAGCCTCGTGCATCTCCAGCACGCCGCCCTCACCGGCCCACTCGTGCGACATGGAGTCGACCACGATCACCGGGTACTTCGCCGCATCCGCGGCCAAGATCGCCTCCGCGTAGGACTGCGGGCTGAACGGCGCGGCGAGATCGCCCGCGTCGAAGCGGAACTGGTCGGCGTAGTGCAGCGAGCGACGCGCCTCGGTGTCTATGACCGCGAACGGCTTGTCCCCGGCAATGCCGGCGGCGAGGCGCATGGCAGAGAAAGTCTTGCCAGATCCTGTGCCGCCCGCGAGGCCGATCAGCAGGCCGACCGATTCTCGGATCGCGGGTTTGAATTGGAAGCTCATGCTGACACCCCAACAGAGGCAATCGCCGCGAGACCTTTGCGGACCCACATGTTGACCTGCCGATATAGGCCGTCAGCACCGTGCGTATACCAAGATGCGCCGACTTCCTGCGCATGCACGGTCTCTATGAGTGCCTGATGGCACACCTTGAGAGCGGCCGTCAGTTTCTCGTTGCGTGCTCTCAGGTTCTTCAACTCCGCGTCAAGCGAAAGGTATTCGACGAGACCGATTGATGCCACCATGTCGTCGCTCACTGCGCATCCTCCAGCACCGGCACCTTGATCGCCCCGTTTTCCAGCACAATGCCCACCTTGCCGGACCCATCGACCCGCTCAAGCCACACTTGGCAGTTTCGCTTGTCGGCCATCTCGGCGACCAGTTTCAGCCCTTCCTCGTCCAACAGCGAGCCGTCGCGGATGCGGATCACCCGCAGTTTCGGGTTCGCGGCCATGGCCATCTCAACGCTCGCGCGCAGTTTCTCCGCATCGCTGGCCTGATCGAAAGGCACATCGTTCAAGAGGACAGTGCCTTCGCCGAAACTGATCCCTTGGATGGGCAGCGACGCCGCCGCAATCGCCGCCTGCTTGTCTTTGAGCCGCTGCGCCATGGCGGCTGTCAGGTCAGCCGACTCCTGCTCCAATTTCTTGGCGAGCGCCAGAAGGTCAACCCGGTTCTTCGTGTGCGCGGTCCACGTCGCATACAGTCGGTTGTTGGTACGAGCGACGTTCAACTCTTCGGCCACTGCCGCCGTGTCGATCAGCGCCGGCAATTCAGGCGCAGTACCCAATTTGATCGTCCGCTCTTCAATGGACTTGCCCAGTTGGTCAGCCTGCAATTGCATGACGCGGATGGTCTCCACGAGGTTCGCGAGTTTTCCTTGCTCGGCTTCAATCTGCTCGGCCATCTTCTCCCGGTTGGCGCGCCGCATCGTGACGTCCGCATTATGATCGCCTGCTTCTTTCAGCTTCGCGACCAAGGCCGATTCATCGGTCTGTTCGACGGGCGGCTTGTCGGCAACGCGGATATTGTCCGCAGCCGCCTTCGCATCCTTCATCCGTCGGTTGATGTCGGTGCGCCGCTGATAGTCACCCGCTTGCGCCCGGTCGATGGCATCGAAGTCCACACCCGGCACGAATTTGCGCAGCGCGTCGAACTGCTGCTTGCCGTCCATCCTTGAGAACGCCAGCGGATCGAACGACAGCGCGCCCAAGAGGCCGTCCAGCATCCGCTGGGGCGACGGGAACCTGGCGCCATCGGCGCTTTCGACGGTGAGCTGCGTCGTGAACTCGCCCGCATCCGCCCGCTTAAAGTGGCGGGTGACCACGATCTCGCCCAAGTCCAAGCGGATCTTCGCCGACTGCGCGCCCTTGCGGATGGGTTCCTTGGGCGCGACACCGATGCCGGCCAGCGCCACCCAGATGGCATCCAGCGTGCTTGACTTGCCTTGCCCGTTTTTGCCGGTGATCTGCACGAAGTTGCCGTCGGGCGTGATTTCGATGGCATGGAGTTTTTTGAAGTTCTCGGCCTGCAAACTGATGATTTTCATTCGTCGTCTCCTTATTTCTTCCTGATGATATCTGGATCTTCCGATTCTTCGTAACGCGAATATCCAAGAAAGTCTCCTTTGAAAGCAGCAACATATGAATCCATCCAATCAACGAACTTTTCAATCTCTTCGTTATAATTCTTGAGATTGCAGCAAACGCTCAACACATAGTATCCACCGGGTTCCTTGGTAAGTTCAGAATGAGTCGGTGCCGCAAAAGAAGCACTGGACATGCGCAACATGACTTTCCAGCGTTCGGTCCTAAACAACCAATGATCCGGGAGTGACGGCTGCGGCAGATCGTTATCTAACATGTACTCAAGCACGTCAATGACAGACTGCGGAGTATCGCGACGCAATAGCACGTTGTAATGAAGTTCGGTGTACATGCCCACGGGCCCTACTCCTCGTCTGCCGCAAGCGTCTCACCCGTCAACTCTTCCGCCTGCGCCAAGTCCCACGGCTTCGGCTCCGCATACGAGATCCGCGGGCTGTACCCTGGAAACGAGTTCGCGAGCACGCAGGTGCGCCACCGCTTGATCGCCTCGTTCGCCTTGGCAAGCCCGACCGCGCGATACGCGGCAGACAACGCCACCAGCGAACACCCGTATGGCGCCGTGATCTCCTGCGCCAAGAACACGAACACCGTATCCTCGCGCCCGGTGATCGCCTCCAGCCCGCGCGTGTAGAACTCGGCCTGCAGGTCATAGCCCATGCGGCCGATCTGCTTGGCGAAGTCGTCGGGCGCGGCGCTCGCGGTCGACTTGTAGTCAAGAATGATGCGCCGGTCAGCGGACATGAGGTCCGGACGGCAGCGACACCAGATGTCGCTAGGGACGTGCCTCAGTAGCCCTGGGTGCGGGGACTCCTGCCACAGCACCGTGCGCTCGGTATCGCCAGTGTCCAAAATGTCGCCAAGTTCTGTCCTCTGCAGGAATACGATCGCGGCGGCGACCATGTTCGACACGTCATCGTAGTGCCGCGCCAAGATGGGATAGCAGCCGGCCGCGCGTGCCGCATCGCGCTCTTCTTTCGCGGCCTTGGTGCGCCAATCGTTCGCATTCACCACGACGATTTTATCGGTGCGCCTCTCCAGCAGCATCATGTGCGCGGCGGACCCCAAGTCGAACCGGGAATCCTCCTCGCGCGTGTATGCTGGATTCAATCGCGAGTGCGCCATCCACGCGTGGCGGGGCGATTGATCCAACAAAATCTTCGCAATCGACGACGATAGCGATGCGGTCGGCGCGGGGTCTGCGTGGTACTGATCGGCGGGAAGGTTGTAGATGCCTTGTTCCATCTTGATTTACTCCGTTGTTGCAATAGCGGCTGTTGTCGTGCAATCTACACCCACGATTAATCAAATGCAATAGCGGCTATATGAAAGACGTCCCGATCCCATTTCCGGTTGACTTCGACAAAGACGAGGTATCGCCGCTTCAATTGGGAAGGCTTTATCTCGGAGAAGACCAACGGTTCGTCGCGCGACTGTTCTTCAACACGAAAGGCGCCCTGTGCATTGCGGTATCTGATCTGGCGATCAAAGAGGGTGCTGTGGTGGTATACGAGGAACCGTCCGGCGATTCTCTATTCGGATTCCCTCCACGATGATCACCCTACGCCCCTACCAGCAACGCGGCATCGACGCCATCAAGCGCGCCTATATCAATGGATTCAAGGCTCCCTTGTATGTGCTGCCGACCGGTGGGGGCAAGACTGTTTTGTTCTCTGCGATGGCGCAGTCTGCAGAAGCTCGCGGCAAGCGCGTGCTGATTTTGGCGCACCGCGTGGAACTGGTCGATCAGATCGTCCAAGCACTGCGCTCGTTCGACGTCACGCCGGATATCATCGCTGCGGGCTACAATCGCAGCGCCGGACGCTTTCGCGCCAGCAACAATGCCGTTGCAGTTGCATCCGTGCAGACTCTGGTCAGGCGGCTTGATTCGTATCCTGCGCCAACGCTGGTGATTTGCGACGAGGCGCACCACTGCGCTGGCGGCAATTCCTGGTCGACCATCTTGCGGCAGTATTCGGATGCGAAGATTTTGGGAGTCACCGCGACGCCATGCCGATTGGATGGGCGCGGACTTTCAGCACACTTCGACCATCTGATCTTGGGGCCTACGCCGCAGCAATTGACTGCCGACGGCTATCTGGTGCGCGCCAAAATCTTTGCGCCGCCGACCGTCGACACGTCCGGCTTGTTGGTGCGCGCGGGAGAGTTCAAGACCGAACAGGCCGATGCACTGATGAATTCGCCCGCCATCACCGGTGATGCCTACTCGCACTATAAGCAGCACGCGGACTGGGTGCCCGCGCTGGCATTTTGCACATCGGTCTCGCACGCGCATGCGGTCGCGGATCGATTCCGCAAGGAAGGCGTCGCCGCCGCTGCGTTGGATGGCGGCACAGACCGGGAAGTGCGGCGCATGGTGGTGCAGGATTTTCGCGAGCGGCGCATCAAAGTGCTGGCCAGCTGCGATTTATTTTCCGAAGGCTTCGACGTCCCCGGCGCGCACGCCGGGATCATGCTGCGACCGACGGCGTCGGTGGGATTGTTTTTGCAGCAGGTCGGGCGCATCTTGCGGCCAGCTCCCGGCAAACAGCACGCAATTTTGTTGGACCACGTCGGCAACACCCAGCGCCACGGCATGCCCGATGAGGACCGGCACTGGGAACTGTCGATGGACGCGGCGAAGAAGAAAAAGAAAGAGGCCGGTGTGCGCGTCTGCCCGAAATGCTTCGCGGCGTTTGGCGCTCGAGCGACGCAGTGCGCGGAGTGCGGCGCGATATTTGAAACCAAGCCGCGCCAGGAATTGGAGGAGCGGCCCGGGGCGCTGCAGGAGATCACGGCAGAGGAAATTCAACGCCGGCATGAGCGGCGCGAGCAGGGCCGGGCGACGACACTCACAGATTTGGAGAGGTTCGCGAAGATGAAAGGCTATAAGCCCGACTGGGCGAAGCATGTGTATGAGGCCCGGATGGCGAAGAAGCGGGCGAGGAGTGAGGCGTGAAATTTTTGCAATACGTGCGCTATGTGGCGCCGTGAGCGAGACCAAACTCACCTGGCGACCAACCGCGCATCTGCGTTTTTTTGATACGGAGCGTGGTCGCTCGTATCTGATGCAATGGTGGGAAAGTTACAACGAATGTGCGCTTCCGACAGGAAAAGGTGAATGGCGCGATGTTTTACACAGAGAATTTAGTGATAAGGCACCGCCGCTATGAGCGAGACCAAACTCTACACCGACATCCTGACCGCGCACAGCCGCGGCGATACGCGATTATTCAGGGTGAATAGTGGAATGGCATATCAGGGAAAGGTCATCGAGCGCACGCCTGGGCGACTGATCTTGGCGCCGTGGTATCCCATCCGACTGGCGAATGAGGGCACCAGCGATCTCATTGGCTGGACGACAACCGGTGGACCCGGATATGAGTGGCCTGCTCACGCTATATTCGTCGCCATCGAGGGCAAGGTCGGTCGCAAGCAGCCAACGCCAGAGCAGCAGGCGTTCATCGAGACTGTCAATCGCATGGGCGGCCGCGCCGGCGTCGCGCGGTCGGTCGAGGATGCGGGGTTGATCATTCAAGGTGTCTAAGCCGCTGGCAATTGATCTTTTTACCGGACTTCATGGCTGGGCGGAAGGTCTGGTCGCAGAGGGGTTTGACGTCGTAGGGTTCGACATCGAAGACATGTGCGCCCAATTCGGAAGGGACCGGCCCGAGCATGTGCAGCTCGTGATTCAGGACGTGCTGACGCTCCACGGTAGCCAGTTCAAGAATGCGTCCCTGATCGTCGCCTCGCCGCCCTGCCAGGAATACAGCTATATGGCGATGCCGTGGCAGGTCGCCAAGCAGCGCGCGGCGGAATACCATGACGGGACGCGAGATGTGAAAGACCTCACCCGCCTGTTCGACGCTTGCTTTCGGATTCAGCGCGAGGCGTGCGCGGCGGCCGGCCGGCATGTCCCGATGGTGGTGGAGAATGTCCGCGGCGCGCAGCCTTGGGTCGGGCGGTCCCGTTGGAATTACGGCTCCTTCCACTTTTGGGGCGACGTGCCCGCGCTGATGCCGATGACGATGAAGCGCGGCGTCAAAGTCCCCGGCTTGGATTGGAGCAAGCACGGCACCCCGGGCTATGCCGAGGGTCCGGGGCGGTGCTTTCGGGATTCGGGGGTCAAATGCGGCGGCGATTGGTTTGGTCCTAGCGAGGACGCAAGCGCCATGCGCAATCAGTCATCTCGCAGCCCGAAACGCAAAATGGCCAGCGCCCTGATCGCCAAAATCCCCGAGCCCATTTCGCGCCATATCGCCCGGATCTATCACCCCGGGAATAGTTGACGCCTGTCAGTGCAAGTCCTACATTCACACACCCGCAAATGCGTATGCACGCAGATTAAAAGATAGACGGAGTTATCAATGGCAGATCGTCGACCGCGCCTCGAAGAGGGCCGCAGAATCTCTATCAACGTGAACCTGTCCCCCCGTATTCACCACGAATTGGGGCGCATCTGCAACGGTAATCGTTCCGCGGCGATTGAGCGCCTGGTTGAGGATCACTTAAAGCGGATGCGTGAGTCACCCATTGAGCGCCCGACGTAAGAGCGCCCCGTGGCCAAGTCAACGGTCCCCGCGACCGTCAAGTTTGCATCCCAAGACCGGGCTCGGGTAAGCGAGTACAACCGCCAATACCGAGTCAAGCGCAAGGATTATCTTCGTGCCATGAAAAAGGGCGCGAAAGTATGAAAAGCGTGCCAGCATCCGTTCGATTCGAGGATGTTGCAGCCCAAGCGTTAGCAATGGCGATGGTGCTTCTGCCCCAATGGCTTGGCGGAAAAAAGGTTGGAAATGAGTGGCATGGGGAGCGACGCGCCAACGGAGGCCTAGGCGACTCGTGGAAGGTCAACCTCGCCACGGGCGCGTTTTTACATGGCTCAGGTGACGAGAAAGGCGGCGACCTCGTCAGCCTCTACGCGGCCTTAAATCACGTGGAGCAGATCGTGGCATTGGGTGCGGTGGCCGAAATGGTGGGCGCGCATGCGCCAAAGGGGACCGTCTTGCCCCCCGTAAAACCTCCGGAGATGCCTGCAGAGCCGATCCCGCGCGATGCGCCACCAATCCCTGAGGATCGGCGTTTAGGGGCGCCAAGCGCCGTTTATCGCTATGGCAACGCGTTTTGGGTCGCCCGGTGGGACACACCAGACGGCAAAAGCTTCCGCCCGTATACGTGGCGCGGCGGCCGGTGGGTCGCCAAAGGCTATCCGGATCCAAAACCCCTGTATTACGCACCCGAGTCCGCAGCCCGCAACGACTGCTCCGTCTTGGTCGTCGAGGGCGAGAAATGCGCCGAGCTCGCCGCCCAGACCCTTCTACGTTACCAAGTAGTCACATGGGCCGGTGGCGCGCAGGCGGTGCGCAAATCGGATTGGAGCGTTTTGGCGGATCGGGACGTGCTGATCTGGCCGGATGCCGACGAACCGGGCAAGAAAGCCGCGGCCGAGCTCGCCGCACTGCTGCTGCCGATTGCCCGGCGCGTGCGCGTGATACAGCCGAATGGCCAAGCGGACGGCTGGGACGTGGCCGACGCTGTCGCCGCCGGGTGGGATGCCGCGGCGATCGCCACATGGGCGACAAAGCATGTGACCACCGTTGAGACGCCGGCGGAAACGAAACCGCCAAAACGCGAACCGAAACCCCGCAAAGCTGAGACGCTCCCGGCCGCCGCTGAGACCCACGGCTCGGCGTTCGTCAGCTGGTCTAGCATGGGACTGGACTCTAACGAGGGAGGCCAGCCGCACGCCACCGTGGCGAATGCCAGCTTGATTATCCAGATGCACCCCGAGCTGCGCGGCAAAATCTGGCTCGACCTGTTCACGGGCAAGGTCATGCATGGGCTACGCGGAGCCGAACTGCCGTGGACAGATGCCGATGACGTCGACCTGACGGTGAAAATTCAGCAAGGGCTCAAACTCCCAAAATTCAACGTGATGCTGGTCGCGGCGGCCGTCTCCCATGCGGCTCGAGTCAACGCGCGCAATTCGCTGACCGATTGGTTAAGTTCAATCCAATGGGACGGCACAGAAAGGCTGCCGCATTGGCTGTCAGATACCTTGGGCGTCGCCAGCACAGAATACACGCAAGCTGTTGGCGTCAATTGGCCCATTTCGATGGTCGCTCGAGCCTTCGTACCAGGCTGCAAGGCTGACACGCTGCCCGTTTTGGAGGGCACGCAAGGTCTGTCCAAATCATCGTTTTTGGAGGCCTTGGGCGCGCCCTGGTATGTGGCGCTTGACCGTGCATTCGGAGATAAGGATTTTCTGCAGGGTATCCAAGGCCGATGGCTGGTCGAAATTCCCGACATGACCGGATTCTCAAAGCGGGAACACTCGCAAATTCTGGCGACAATCGCCATCCGCAACGACAGTTACCGCGCCTCCTACGGCCGGCATGTCGAGGACCATCCTCGTACGGCCATATTTGCGGCCACCTCCGAGACGGACGATTACCTGCAGGACACGCGCGGCCGGCGCCGATTTTGGCCGCTCCGCTGCAAGGAAATCGATTTAGACGGGCTGCGGGCTCAGCGTGAGCAGATATTCGCCGAAGCTGTCCAAAGATATCGAGGGGGCGCGTCTTGGTGGCAGGTCCCGGGGAGCGCGGACGCCGAACAGCTCGAGCGCGCGACGCCAGACCTATGGTCCGATGCCGTGATCGATTACGTGACGGAGCTCTGGGCCGAAACGACACGCACAGGGCGGCGCATCGATATTACGTCCGCGCGAATCCTGAAGGATGCGATCGATCTGCCGCTCGCGCGCCAGACGGATTCCGAAAAGCGGCGCATTGCCAGGATCATGCGGGAAAATAACTGGGTCCAAATCAAGGACTCGAGCGGCCGCAAATGGAAGAAGCTCGAGCGCACCGAATAAAAAAATGCGCGCCCGGCATGCGACGCGCTAACACTCACTCACGAGGGAAACTCAGTCGCCAGAATCGATAGTGTGCCGATCTGCGCAATGCGTGCAAGTGTACTCGTACAGGCAATTGCCGATTTTGCGGCCCGTATACGCGTGCAAGCACCGCTCGCCATTGTCGCGCCGCGGCGGGACTAGGCCTGTGGGAGCCTCGAACTGGTATTGTCCGCCGCAATTGTCGCAAGGGACAGTCGAGGTCGCTGGATCATATCCGGCGATAGCCCAATTCTTGGGGTTATCAAAATGCGCTCGCTTTGTGCCGGCGCATTGCGGGCAGGTTAGCGTATGAGATTCGCGTACCATGATTTTCCCCCGTTGCTTGAGTTAAGCGCCATCCGCAAGGATTTCAGGTAATTGCGGTGTGAGCGGCGAGCGGCCATCACCCAATGGCTTTTGCATTCGGGCACCATTTCAACGCGCGCGTTCTGTATGTAATGGTCGCGGTCCGCTTTGTGCTGACCCGCCATATAGGCGTCGTGGTAGCCCATCTCGAGATGACAAGACTTCATTGCCGATCCTCCATTATCGCCACCGCGCAGACCACGACGATGGCGGCAGACGCCAGCCAGTACCAGACCATGGGGTTAATCATGATTGCACCGCATACGCGGAAAGGATGGCCAAGACGCGCGGCAGTCCCGCCGCGTGCTCAACTTCGCCCGTGTCCATGATGATCGTCCATTCGTCGCCGGCACCGTTGACCTCGATTGTGCATTCAACACCCAGGTCGGCCGCATGCTCGCGAGCCGTCCGAAGGTCGATACTTGTCTGTGTGCGCATTGTCCTATCCTCCTATGGTTGCCAAAATCGTGCGCGCGGTTTGCATGGCCTCTTCCGCGTTGTTAACCGCATTGGCCAAATCGCCAGCACTCCAATTGTCTAGAATCTGCTGGACCGTATCGCACACATCCCGCAGTGAATTTATTACTTGGGGGACCGCGCGCGCGAAAGTGTCCGCGTCGGTCGGTGAGACGTCGGCGCATTTCTGCAGCGTCACAAAGGGAATTCCGCCGCGCGTGATGCATCGGCCGGCTATTGTCGTGTAGTTTTCCATTTTTCCTATCCTCCGTTGTAAGTGCCTCCACAATGCCAGCCTGCGTGCGCTGGCATTAATGAAGCGCCTACGCTGCAGCGCGCTTTGCGAACTCGGCGAATCCTGCCAAGTCTCCCGCGTAGATTTTCTCCCATGTAACCTTGTAGTCTGGCGCAACGCCATAGGTGGCGCTGTACGCGACGATGCGCAGCCGACTGTTACGGAGCGATATCTCGTAACGGTATTTAAGGTCACCGTGATTATCCCAATGCCGCGTAAGACGCACTCCGCCACCTTGGGACTTGTTTCCAGCAACGAATGCCGCTCCAAACTCGTCAGGCTCAAAACGCGGCAATGGCCATGCATACGGGAGTGCATTTGCAATTGCATCTGCAGCGCCAGACGGATAACCGTCATGGTGCTTATAGACGTGATGTGTTTCCTTATCCTCGCCGATGAAGGTATATACAGCGCGAGTTGACATGGTCGATTCTCCTGGTGGTGTTAGATGTTTCCGCAATAGCCGCGCGACGTCGCACGGCCATTACGCAAGTATCTAGCGGACAAACAACATGAATGCGACGCGTACGCCGCACAGTTCCTCTACAAACGCAGTGATATAGCCGCGCGATACCATGCCTTCCCAAGCGCTAGAGTGATAGACAACGGTGTGATATTCGTTCATTGGTTGATTCTCCTAATGTTGGTGATAGCTCCGACAATGGCGCTAGCTTGCGTCTTATTCATGACGCGCAGTCCAATGCTTAATGCATTTATCGCGCATGGCGACGTGCGACGCGTCCGGCCGACTGTGCGTCATAGACCGCATTGTGATTCGCGCGGCGCCGCTATCATGCCGATACGCGCAGTGTATGTGCGTTGATTCAGGGTACATCGACTGCAAGCGATTCGTGAGTTTTGTCACTTCCGCCTTGCGCCGTGCATTCGACACTTTAAGCGTAGTGAAATTATAGGGAATGCCAAACACTTTCGTTTTTACGTGAATAGTTCCGGCCAGCAATACAGATGTGTCGGTCGACACTTCGAAGTCTAGTGCTTCGCGCTCCGGACTGGGCCTGTGCTGAAGCGCGGCATAGTGCGCTCGCGTAGCCTTAACGATACCTGTTAGCATTTTCATATCCTTGATCGGGGAACATCTCGAAAAGCTGAAAAGTGCTGATTGTGGTGTTATCGTTCATAGCGCGGTTACAATTGCACGCCGCGTAGTTGCAGTCGCAGATCCCAGATTGGCGCGCTATAGCTGGTGAGGATGTATTCCTCGCACGCCTCGTGGGAATCGAACACCGGTTCTAGATTGTGATCTGGCGCAGCGATGAAGAATTTGCCGTCATCGCGCTCTAGGATTGTCAAGTTTAAGTCAAATCCGGCTTTGGTGCCGTCGTCGCCATTAATTGTTGCCGTGTCGAATTTCATGTGCATGCTCCGTTGTAAACACTCAACAATGCGCGCCACTATCTGGCGCGCATTAGTAAGGGTTTAAATCATTCCTTGCTCAGCGAACGAAAACACTTTGTCGGCCGCAACTATGCAATGGTCGATGATCCGTATGTCTACCAGCGCGAGGGCTTCCTGTAGGCGCTTCGTTATCAATTCATCGGCAGTCGACGGCTCAGACACGCCCGACGGGTGATTGTGAACTAGCATCAATGCGGAGCTATTGTGGCTAAGCGCGCTTTTGACTACTTCGCGCGGGAATACGGATGCACCGTCGATTGTGCCGCGAAACATTTCCTCGAATGCAATCAGCCTATGGCGCTTATCAAGATGCGCAATGCAAAACACTTCATGCTCAAGCGCACCTAACATCGCTGGCAGGTATTTGCGTGCGACAGCGGGCGATGAGAATTTAATACCGCGCCTAAGCGCGCGTCCGACTGCAGCTGTAGCTGCCTCGATTACTTGCGAGTCTTTTGCTGGCATGTAATTGCCAGTTGGGTCTGCTACGAATAATTGCATGTGTGCTGTCCTCTCCTACCTGGCGTGTTTGCCAGTAGCCGCTATTTTCTTATATCCGCTTGCGTATAGCAATGCCTGTCAATAGTATTTGCATTACATTTGCTTAATGTTGAGTGTGTCAATCCTAACCCTCTGATCTTGTTGGCGATATGACACATAGACACATCAAGGTGCCGATTTCCAATAGCCCTATGTGCGCGTGTGCGCGTGTGCGCGTGTGTGCGCGCGCCCGTATTAGTGTCTATATATAGTGTCATATGTGTCTATGTGTCATTAATCATTCATATTCAATCAGTTACGGTAGACACTTTCGGCGACGCAGCAAAGTTATCCACAGGTTATCCACAGGAAACCACTATATCTTGTGGTCGGAGCGGGTATGAGACACTATATGTTGTGGTTGGCCCGCGGAACCGCTCTTTACGCTACCGGATCGGCAAAAAAGAGCGTATTCATGTCGTTTTTGAAGGCATGCTGCTATGCAATACGTCATTCCGGCCGCCGTACTGATTGGCCTGTGCGTCATGGTGCTGCGGGTTATCTGGGTCTGCGGAGAGCTGATCTGGCGATTAATGGGCCGGCTGACGCCTCGAGGCGCGGTTATAGCGGCGATCTGCGGCGCAGCTGCTATGTATTGGCTTGCCGAGCGTCCGGCGCGCCAGGAAGGCTCTGCAGCCGATTACCGGCGCGCAGCTGATGCTGTGAGCCGAGCGTCCGGCCGGCCGTGCGAGTATGAGTGCAAGCAATTCATTGCCGATCAGGCGCGGCCTCGGCCGGAACTCGCCGTCGATTGATCTGTGGATAACTGTGTGGATAACTTGTGAATGGCGAGTTATTGCGAATGACTGCTATCTCGGAGCGTGTTAAGTCACTGATTCTATTGGATTGCTGCGCCGTACCTTCGCATAATCGTTATTAAGTTAAATTGGCGCGGACGCGCGTAGCCGAGTCTGCGCGCAGATGGACCGACAGCTCCCGGACCACGCGGCCGGCGCGCAGCGGCCACGCTTTCGACCCCCGGGTACCCCCTTTTTTCCTGGCGCTCGAGCCTCTATGTACCCGGTCTGCGCAACGCTCCGACACCCGCAAAAAACCCCAAAAAATTCTCAAAAAGGGGTCCCACCCAAAATCGCGCCAAAAAAATTGGCAAACCTCCCAATTCCATACCAGAAAAACCTGGGTCGATTCATCCGGTCGCCATGATCGGGCCATGTACGATGCGAAGGGGCTCTCGCAAGAGGGCATTGAGTGGTCGCGTCCTGCGCCGACGATGTAGCCGTTGCAATCCGCAGTGAGTTGCATTATAACGATGCGACATGAACACGGTCGCCCCCGCAGTGAGGACTCATCGATGCTGAAATTCATCCTGATTCTGTGGCTTCCGACCAGCTACGTGGGATCGAACGGCTCGTCCGTCGAGGGCGCGCAGGCCGTCATCGCGGGGCAGTTCGACACGGTCGAGCAGTGCCTGGCGGCGGGGCGCGAGCATCCGCGGGTGACATTTACGTGCTCGTTGGGGGAACGCGCGCAGTGATCCGCCCCACCCAAGAAATGGTCGAGGATGGCCTCATTACCTGGCAGGAGGCCATCTACCAGCTGCACCGTGAGCTCGACAAGATGGATATAGAGGCGGCCTGCGCGCGTGACGCCATGGGCCTGCAGGAATGCAAACTGAGCGAGGACGCGCTTGAGACGATTCAAATTGAGCTGAAGAAATGACCTCCGACATGCTGACCGAAATAAAACGCCAAGACCTGACCATCGTGGTGGCCGGCGTGGCGCTGCATGGGTTGCTGGCGGGTGGGCAGTCGATTGTCGCGCCGGGCGGTACATTGCACAACTCAGCAGTGGTGGCGGCCGCTTTCGACATCGCGCGGGAATTCTTGCGGCAAACGGAGGCGGTGGCGTGAGCGAGATCAAATACCACTACACCACCTACCACATGCAAAACTTGACCGTGCCGGATGACGTGGTTATCACACCAAAAATGGAACGCGAACTGATCAGGAAAATTAATGAGGCGGTGGATCGCATCATGATGAACACGCTGGCCTGTGGCCACGACATCGGCGTCAATCAGATAGGCCGCAAGGGCGTGACGATCGATCATGTGCCGCGCCGGAAGTTGCTGAAGTGAGCGATCTCACCCCCGGCGACATGGCGGTGATCATTTCGCACCGAACGATGCCGCCGTTCGCGCGGGAGTACATCGGCCTAACGGTGGTGCTGGTGGCGCAGTGCGAGCATGTCGACGACCCATATTGGAGTCCTTACTGGCACGTCTCTGGCATGCCGCTCGGTGACCGCCTTGCGGTGTCGCACAAGGTGCTGCGCAAGATCCCGCCGGCACCCATGGACGATCGGGCGGAACAGGCCGAGTGGATGGCGCTGAACGTGGCGCTCACCGTCGCGGCCATCGAACGGTTTCGAGAACGAGCACTACAGGAGGGGATTTTCTATGGCAAGCAGAATTTACGTCGTCCGTGACCGCATTGCTGGGGACGTCGTGCGCTATGTGCGCGCCAACAATTTGAACGGTGCGGTGAAGGCGTTCGCAAACGAGGCGTACCACGCGGAACCGTTGTCGACCGACGACATGTTCCAGGCGATGAAGGCCGGCGACTTCGAGGTCTTAGACGCCGTGGCACCGGAACAGCTCGACATTAAGCAGGTGACGACACCAGCGATCAACTTGACCGAACGCGAGCCACCGAAGCGCGCTGTGCCTGAGCCCGCGGTCACCGAGTAAACATGCCCCGCGGCGAGAAACGCGTCCCGGTCGTGATCCAGGTCTCGCCGGCACTCAAGGCGGCGCTGGAGCTCGAGGCATGGGAGTCGCAGCACACGTTGAGCAGTTACGTGCGCGGACTGCTGGAGCGCCGCGGGAAGTGGGCGCGCACGGTGGGGACGGCGGGGGGCTACGATCTGATGGCCCCGACCCCGGCGCCGCCGAAGTGACACCGCTGGCCGCCCCGTGCGAGTAGAGATGGCCTCCGGTCGCAAACGCAAACCACGAGTCCCCGACGGCATGCCGGTGGTCGCCGAAGCGCAAGGTTCCGAGCGCGAACTGCTCGCAATGTGGTTCAAGGAGCGCATGGACTTGGTGCGTCGCGAGTATGAGGAGCGCATCGAGATTTTGCGTACCGTGGGCGAACACCCATCGCCCATTTTCGCGAACATGGTGCGCGAGCACGCGGTGCTGGGCCTTGAGCCCAAATACATCGCGACGCTGCTGTGCTGCTCGCCGTCGACCGTCGTCACCTATTACCAGACCGAATTGGACGAGGGCAAGGCGCACGCGGTGGTGGCCATCAGCAAGAACATGATGCGGATCGCCACCAGTCTCACGGACCCGAACAACGCGAAGGTCGGCATGCAGCTCTTGGAGCGCCGCGGCGGCGAGGAATTCAAGCCCGCGACCAAGAAGGTCGAGTTCGAGGACACGACCAGGCAGACGCCCGTGATTGATTCCTCGAAGTTGACATACGAGGAGCGCCAGCAAATGCGCGCAATGCTGGTTCGCATCGCCAACGGAGGCGATGGCGAGCCGCTCACCCCGGATGAGGAGTCGCCCGAGATATGAGCGACGCCAAAAAGAAATGCGGCAAGTGTGGCCAGACCAAAGCGGAGTCGGAGTTCTACAAGCGCGCGGGCTATCCGGGGAAACTGCTGGCGTGGTGCAAGGAGTGTTGTAAGATCGCTGCGAAGGCAGCGCGGGCCAACGCATGAGCTTCGACGACGACGACTACGACGAAGAACACGAACGTCGCATCCGGCGCTGCCGAACCTGCAACGCACAGATCATCTGGATGAAAACAGCCAAGCAAAATGTGATGCCGGTCGATGCCGACTCGGTCGATCCGGGAGATGAAGAATTCGATACCACCAAACACGTTTCGCATTTTGCATCGTGTCCCAATAGCGACAAACATAGGAGAGTTCGATGATCACCCCAACAGTCGGCCGAGTAATTTGGATCCGTCAGCGCACACACGCACTGCGTGGCTCACAGCCAGAAGCCGCGCTCGTCGCCTTCGTCAATGAGGATGGCACCATCAATGTCGGAGGCACGAATCACCACGGACTGCCGTTCGCATTGAATTCGGTCAAGATCCTCGCCGAGGGCGAGACGCCGCCGACCGATGGCGTGTACGCGGAGTGGATGCCGTTTCAATTGGGACAGGCCAAGGCGCAGGCAGCGGCCCCGAAACCGGATGGCGACATCGATTAGGTGAGGCGCATGGCGAGTGCAGGCGCGCCGCTCATTGGCAATCCGCCGAAGTAGAATTCCAAGAGAGGGTTCGCCGCCTTTCCCATTGTATTGAGGCGGCCGAGCAGCAATCGTTAACTGTTGTGGCGCCCGGAGAAAATTAGTGCCGGCGATTGGCCCACGTCACGGGCTTCGTTTATATTGGAGGCAATGCTCCCCACGCTAGGCAAATCCATCGACCCCCGACTCCAGCTTTTGGACTTGGACAGAGCCGATTGCGAAGAGTCGCTGTATGAGTTTTTGAAGGCCGCGTGGAAGTACATGGATTCCAGTCCATGGGTCGACGGCTGGCACATCGACGCGATCTGCGAGCATCTGCAGGCGGTGGTCGACGGGCAGATTCAAAAACTGATCATCAACGTCCCGCCACGGCATGGCAAATCGTCTGTCACGTCGGTTGCTTTCGCCCCGTGGGCGTGGGCGCAGTCACAGCGCAGCGCGACGTCCGGTCCTGGCGTGCCGTTCTTGTACGCCTCGTACAACGACAAATTGTCACTTCGAGACTCGGTGAAGTGCCGCCGATTGATTGAGTCCAACTGGTATCAAGAGCGATGGGGGTCCAGATTTCAACTCACCAGCGATCAAAACACCAAATCCAGATTTTCCAACGACCAAGGCGGCGAGCGATTGATCACTTCCATCGGCGCCGGCGTCACGGGCGAGGGTGGCAACATCATCGTCATCGACGATCCCAACGCCGCCAACGAAGTGTCCAGCGAGGCGACCACGCTCACCACCATTGAATGGTGGGATACAGTGATGCCCACGCGTCTGAACGACATGTCGACGGGCGCGTACGTCATCATCCAGCAGCGGCTGGGAGAAAACGATCTCACGGGCCACATTCTGGAGCAGAACGTCGGCGAATGGACTCACCTGTGCTTGCCGGCGCGCTACGAGTCGAACCGATCGTTCATCACGACCATCGGCTGGAAGGATCCGCGCACCGTCGAGGGCGAATTACTGTGGCCGGCCAGGTTTCCAGACAAGCAACTCACGTTTTTGGAACGCACGATGGGTCCGTATATCGCTGCGGGCCAGTTGCAGCAGCGTCCCGAGCCTGCGGGCGGCGGCATCATCAAGAAGGATTACTGGAAATTGTGGGAACGCGACACGTTTCCGCCCACCGAATTCAATTTAGGGTGCTTGGATACGGCCTATACGACAAAAACCTTGAACGACTACTCGGCGATGATTTGCTGGGGCGTCTTTTCGGGGGATCAGAACGCGCAAGCGAACCGCTCAATTGATGCGGACGGCCGGCCGATGTTCATTGATCGGGTCTACAACGAGGGTGCGCCCAATGCAATCATGATGCACGCGTGGCGGGACCATTTGGAGTTGCACGAACTGGTGCAGCGAGTCGCAAAAACGGCCATTGCGATGAAGTTGGACATGCTGCTGATCGAAAACAAGGCGGCGGGCATCTCGGTCGCGCAAGAAATCAGGCGCCTGTACTCGAATGAGAAGTTTTCCGTGGTGTTGTTCGACCCGAAGTCGCAGGACAAGACTGCCAGGCTCTATTCGGTGCAGCATTTGTTTGCCGAAGGGATGGTTTACGCGCCGGATCGCCCGTGGGCGCAGATGGTGATCGACGAGGCGGCCGCATTTGGCGGCAAAAACGTGAGACGCGACGATTTGGTGGACTGCGTGTCAATGGGACTGCGAAAATTGCGTGAAATGGGTATGCTCACTCGAGGCCCGGAGCGGTTGGCCGAGATCGAATCGCTCAAAGTGTATCCTGGCCGGCAAAATGAGGCGTTGTACCCGGTGTGAGGAGAAAGTGCGGATGTCTGTGACCGTAGTGCCGATCCCGGTGACCGATATGACGGACATTGCTCGTCAATTGCGCGCCATGGCCGATTCGGTGGAAAAAAGCCCCGAGAAAAACCTCAGTTGCATTTTGGTTTTGGGTCACGACACGCAGAATGTCAGTGTGTACGGGTGGGGGTACCGCTGTTCCGGGCTTGAAGTGCAGGGGTGGCTGGCGCGCGCCGCATCGTGGGTGGCTGGTAATGTCGAACGGTTCGCGGGTGCCAGGGGATGACCATCCTTGACCCCCGAGAAGCGCTCCCGCTGTGCGAGGCCATCGTCGATTTGATCCCCACGCACCAGCGACCGCACATTTTCCGGGTGACGGTGACCGGAAAACCGCCCCACGCCTATGTGCGCATCTACCAAATTGTCGCGAAAGATGATAATACGGCGGCTATGGAAGGCATTGACCGGTTTGTCAAGGAATTCTCTCGCACGCTGCGGATATTGGACGCGCTGTGATCGAAGTTTCCATCGCCTTTCGTGACATCGCGGAGTACGGCACGCCGGATGCAGGGATTAGCTACATCCCGGTCACGAGCGAAGGGCGCGTGCTGCGCGGCGACCTAATTGAGCAGCGGATATTCGATGGCGAATACACGCTCTACCAGTGGCATGAATGGCCATGAGCGCCGTCCCCGGCTTGGGCAATGCGAATCTTCGCCTGACGCAGCCGCCGCCGGGAGCCGAGGATCCAGACCCTGCCAAGATCATTGTCCAACTCGCGGGCGATGCGCCGGATTCCCCCGACGTCGATGAAAAAGGCAACATCCTGCGCATCACGCACGGCGACGGCAGCGTCACGGTGTCGCTCAACGGCAAGCCGCTGGGCAGCAACGAAGCGGCGAACGACGGTCCGGAAGGTTGGTTCGACAACCTGGCTGACAAGATCGACCCCAGCGAACTCTCGCGCATCACCGAGGATCTGATCCGCGGCATCGACCAGGACATTACCAGCCGCAAGGAGTGGATCGAAGACCGCGCGTTGGGTATCAAACTGTTGGGCCTCAAAATCGAACTGCCCAACGTCGCAGGCGCCAGCGATGGCGCGCCGGTCGAGGGCATGTCGAAGGTGCGCCATCCGCTGCTGTTGGAGGCGGTGCTGCGATTCCAAGCGAACGCGCGCTCCGAGCTGTTGCCGACCGACGGGCCGGTCAAAATTCGCAACGACGACAACAACGCCGAGTTGAAGGACGACGAGCTCGCGAACGACTACGAACGCGACATGAATCATTACCTGACGGCGGTGGCAACCGAGTACTACCCCGACACCGATCGGATGTTGCTGTTGTTGGGATTCGGCGGCACGACGTTCAAAAAGGTCTATTTCTGCCCGCTGCGCAATCGACCGGTCTCCGAGTCAGTCGACGCCGATGACATCATTGTCAACCAGTCGGCCACCGACCTCGCGAACGCCAGGCGCGTCACGCATCGCACGTATTTGCGCCCCTCGACGGTCAAACGCCTGCAGATTTTGGGCGTCTACCGGGACGTAGTGTTGTCGGAACCTGTGCCGACGACCAAAGATGCGGTCCAAGAGGAAAAGCAAAGCCAACAGGGCTTGACGCTCAATAATTTCCGCCCCGATGATCGGGACCGCGAGATTTACGAGGTCTGCTGCGAACTGGACATCAAGGGGTTCGAACACCGGATCAAGGGCCAAGAGACCGGATTGGAAATTCCGTGGCTGGTGACCTTGGATCGATCCTCTCGAGAGATTTTGGCCGTCACGCGCAATTACAACGAGAGCGACAAAAGACTTCCCACCGCCCGCAAGCGATACGTCAAGTACACCTTTGTGCCGGGGTTCGGATTCTACGACATCGGCTTGCTGCACATTTTGGGCAACACCACGAACGCGGTCACTGCGGCGTGGCGCGAGATGCTGGACAACGGCATGTTTGCGAATTTTCCGGGCTTTTTGTACGCCAAGAGCGGCACGCGTCAGAACACGAACATCTTCCGCGTGCCCCCAGGTGGCGGCGCGCCGATCGACACCCAAGGGATGCCGATCAATCAAGCGGTCATGGAGTTGCCCTACAACACGGCGGGCCAGCCAGCGCTCATGTCGCTGGTGCAGAACATGGTCGAGACCGGTCAGCGCGTGGGCGGCACGTCCGAGCTCCAGGTCGGCGAAGGGCGCGCGGAGGCGCCGGTTGGCACGACTCTTGCGCTGATCGACCAAGCCGTGAAGGTCATGAATTCGGTCCACAAGCGACTGCACAGCGCTCAATCGGAAGAATTCCAATTGCTGGTCGACGTGTTCAAGGAGCATCCGGAGAGCTTCGTCAACAGCAAATGCAAGGCGAAAAATTCGAAGACCATCTGGGACGTGACGAAATTCATGCAGGCTGCCACCAATTGCGATTTGGTGCCGCAGGCCGACCCGAACACCGCCAGCATGGGTCAGCGGGTGATGAAGGTGCAGGGCCTGATGCAACTGCAACAGGCGGCGCCGACCTTGATGGACCCGGTAGCCATCGTCACGGCGGCGGTGCGCGCCATTGGCTGGGCGAACCCGGCGCAGTTCATGGTGCCGAAACAGGCGCAGGCGCAGCCGCCGCCGCAGATGCAGCAGATGATGGCCGAGATGGAGAACGACAAGAAAGCTGCGGATGCCAAAGTCGCGGAGGCCAACGCCAAAACGACCGAAGCGCAGACCAAAGTCAAGGAGGTCGAAGCGAAGATCGCCGCCGGCCACTACGCGCCCAAGCAGGATGCCCCGGGGGTCATTCCGCCGCCGGAAGAGGAGTCGCTGTTGGATGTTGCGACTGCACAAGCGAAGGTGCTGGACGCTCATACCCGCGAACGCGAAGTGGCCCTGAAGGAGCGCACCGCCCAGGTCGAGAACAGCAATCGAGACCACGACCGGGAGGCCAAGGAGCGCGACGCCGCGATCGGGCTCGCCAAAGCGGTCATTACGGCGCCGACGGCGGGCGAGTCGGGCAAGCAGGTTGATGTGTCGAAAGCGGGGTCCAAGACCAACAAGATCATTGGGACGTTGGACAAGGGCTTGAAGCGGGAGTAGATTTTGGCGCACCCCTCCATGGAGCATCTATGAGCGCAATGGCCGAGAAGGCGAGATCGGACGCTAAGTCGAAGGTCTCGCGCATGACGACCACCGACCCGCATCAGAAGGTCGATGCCTCGAGTTGGACGCCCCCGGAACCGATGCATGCTGACGTGCAGACGGGCATGCGACCCATTTCACGCCGGCAGTTCAAGCGCGGTGGGAAGGTTGAGGGTGCCAAGGCTGCGGCGCATGCGGGGCGCAAGCCGCGCGCCAGCGGCGGCGCCCTCACCGCAACCTCCCTCATCAACCGCAACGTCAAGGAAGCGAACGAGTCTCGAGTCGGCACGAAGCACGTCGGCGGGATGAAGAAAGGGGGGCGGGTCCACGCCGACGAGGCGCAGGATCGCAAACTCATCCACGAGATGGGCTGCAAGTGCGCGAAGTGTGGTGGCGGTCGGGTTGGGAAGGCCAGCGGGGGTGCCTCCTACGGCGGCACGCGTCCCCAAGGCGGCCGCATTGCCCGCGCCAAGGGCGGCAAGACCGATTGGAGCGCAGTCATGGCGAATCGGCGCCCGCTGCCGGCCAAGGAGTTCGACGCCGAGAATGCGGCGGAACTGGCCAAAGGTCATGCGCCCATGTCTCCCGAAGGCAGGGAAGGATTTTCGGCGCCGGGACGCGGGTCGCGCGCGCCCGGGTCAAGTCGGATGGCTCGAGCCAAAGGTGGCCGCGCCAAAAAAGGCATGAACGTCAACATCATCATCGCCCCCTCCGGTGCGGGCGCCTTCGCGCCGCGACCGCCGATGCCCATGCCGCCGCCCGGTGGTCCGGTGGGCATGCATCAGGGTCCCCCGCCGCCAGTGATGCCTGCGGGCGTTGGCGCCGCGCCGCCGATGGCGCCACCGGCTGGCATGCCGATGGCCAGGAAGTCTGGCGGTCGCGCGTACCCCATCGAATCCGGTGCCGGCGGCGGTCTTGGCCGGCTTGAGAAGGCGCAGGCCTATGCGAGTGGTGGCGCGGCGTACCCGATCAAGGACGGCGCGGGCGGTGGCAACGGTCGGTTGGAGAAGGCTAGGGCGTACGGCTAAAATAGCCGCTTTCGGTTATTCGTGGAACAATGCAGACCATCAGCAATCGCTTTCACGCCGAGCTGAACAAGATTTTGACGGCGGAAATTCAGCGCCTGAAAGACATTTTGGGGTCTGGGATGGCCGTCAAGACGATGGATGATTACCAGAAATTCGTGGGACAAATCGACGCGTTCAAGCGAATCATCGAACATTACGGTCCCGACATAGAAACACTGCTCGACAAGAGGTAATTGAATGCCCGCTGCATCCTTGAAACGCATCGAAGACGATCGCGACCCGCTCAAACAGGCCATTATCGACAAGGTAGGCGACCTGTCGGGGTACGAGATTGCGAATCGGGAGCTGCTCTGCGCGATTTACTTGCGCGATGAGAAGACTCCTGGCGG